TCAGTGACTTGAGTGTTCGGGGCATTGTACTTAAGATATTCAAAAAAGGTCATTTTCAATTCCTTCTGAGTCATACCGCAATGATCTGCGGCATCTGGTAAATTCATTTTAGCATGAAAAAGTGCTTCATGTGCTTCTTTAACATTTTGTGGTGTTGTTTTATTCTTCTTCAACACTTTCCAACTCCTCGATAGCATCAACTGGTACTTCATTACCACCTATACTATACCAATGTTGTGGTATACCGATACTATCTTTTCTTATACCTAGGTATTCTAGGTCACTAAAGGTATGCTCACGTAGCATTGCCTGTAAACGATAATGTATTAGTTCAGATTTCTTCATGCTTTGGTTTAATAATTTTTTGAATTTCTGGTTTATACTCTTCCGTCAGTTCTTTATGATCTTTATCCATTCTAATCTTATCCTTAACTTCTCGCAATATATTATAATCAGTATGATTTAATTTCTCTTTATTACATGCATGACATAACAACTGAAGATTATATTCTAAATGTCTGTACTGCCAAAATCTCCTTAAGGGTAATCTATGATCTACACAAATATGTTCCATACTACCACACTTACAACATTTTAATTCTTTACCATCTTTAAATTTCTCTCGTGTTTCAATCCATTCCTTACTCTTATAGAAATCTTTACCTTCTTTAGCAGTTTTCTTTAAAGGGTAATAATCATTAAATCCATTCTTAAAGTCAGTCATTTGACCCCAACCTTTACCATAGGTTTTAGGATATCTTCTTTCACCCTTCTTTCGTTTTCTCACATATAGATTGCTTTTTGAATAATTGTAAGTCATTTCCATTCAACTCCATCTAACATAATCTCTGTGAGACATGCTAGGGTATTGATTTCTTGATCTGCAACAAACTGAATTTGATATTGATACTTAGCAATAATCAATACACAGTTAGGGACACTAGCATTACTAGCGTGTTGATATAGAACATCGTAGATCTTTCTCATTACCATATAGGGATCATGATCCATGTTCTGTGTAACCCAAGACTTAACTGTAGAATAGTTACGATCTTTCATTGCTCGAATCAGATCATCAATATTAATATCTGCGATATCTATTAGAATGCCTGAGTCAATCTCACCTGATGATGCAAATCTTTGTGCTTCATTTAAAAGACGTCTCCAATCTGGATAATATCTTTTAATAAGTTTAGCGATAATCTTATCATCATACTTAATTGATTCCGTATTTAAGATATCACGAATACGATAGAAGAACTGTTCTTGTAGTTTCTCTTTATGAGAAGGTTTGATTGTAAAATCAACAACAGTACAACGTGACTTTATAGGGTCAATCAGTTTGTTAATAAAGTTGCAAGTAAATATAAACCTGCAATTAATATGATACTCTTCAATCGCTGCTCTAAGAATCATCTGAACATCGTAGGTCATATTATCTGCTTCATCTAGAATGACCACTTTATGTGCAGCACTCGAAGTCAGTGAAACACTAGTAGCAAACTGTTTAACTTTGTTTCTAATAGTGTCTATAGAACGACCTTCATCAGACCCATTTATAAGGAGGTAGGAGGCACCTATTTCATCACATAAAGCACGAGCAACTGTTGTTTTACCAACACCCGCAGGACCACTTAGAAGAAGGTTAGGTATCTCTCCCTGAGTAAGAAAACCCTGGAAAGATTTTTTAGATCCATCAGGGAGAATACATTCATCAATTTTATGTGGGCGATATTTTTCTACCCAAAGAAAGTCTCTCTTCATTTAGGTTCAAGTGCGATAAAATATTTTAGATGTAAATCATTTGGTCCAACAACTGTCCACTCACTCAATAATTCCTCAGAAACTTTAACATGATAATCGTGGTTTCTAGCAACACGTAAGTTCTCTGTGTTAAGAGTTAGATCAAAGTCACCTGTAGATTGTCCATTAGGAAAATCCATCCAGAATGTATTACTGGTTGCATTCTCAGTATCAACACCGTGTACACTAATCTTTCCATCACGAGATCTGAATAGAACCTCAGGAAGATTAAACTTAGCAAGTGCATCACGCAAGTTCTTTAGATCACTTTGGTCAATAGTAAATGAAATATTTGAACCAGGAAATTTTACTTCTTTCTCAGGTGCAACTTTTAAAGTTATCTGAGGATCACTGAAATAATATCTGATAGAAAGATTACCACCTTTAATAGTTACGTAATCATCATTATCAAAATGTAGTACTGGATAGTTTCCATCTCTAGCACAAATACCGATTGCAGAAATAAACTCAGAGAGATCATAGATAGCAAAATCCTGAGGGATATATTCCTCAGAAATATATTCTCCAAGAATGTTTTCTGCGTTAGCAATAGTACGGATTAGGTTACCTTTTTTAAAAACAATCGAAGAATTAATAGTTGAGAAGTTTACCAGAATTTGATAAGTCTCCTCAGAAATAGTTAAAGTGCTCATCTTCGTAGCAATAGCGGTCATAATAAATTAGTCTTCTTGTGCTGCTTCAATTACTGCAGCATAGTTTGCTTCATCTCTTGTATGAAAGTGCATGAGTAATATTCCATAGTGTAGCACCTTTAAGAGATCTTGTCTAGCACTTCCTTTCTTATCGTAACGTGAAGCGTATTTTAGAATGTTACTTCTGCAAAATGCTTTAGCATCACCACACGCATCAATTACATCGAGGGTTTGAAGTTTATCTGTTGAGTAGTGTTCAGAATAAGTATGTTGAATGTAATGATCTAACTCCTCTAGGAATTTGTCTTCACGGTATTTAAAACTCATTTAACGCTCGTAGATATACTCGACATTATCATGATAGCACTTAAAATCTTTTCCGTCAATAGACCTCATAAAAAGTTCAGAAGCGTTACCACCAATAATTTTAGCGGTTCGGACTTGGGTCCCTCGTAGTAATACGATACGACCCATCATCCCTTCAACATGATTAAGCATCTACAGACTCCTCCTGATCAAGGTCAACTCCTGCATCTATCTTATCATATAATTCTATGAAAGATTGCTTTGTCTCGTCATCAAATCTGTTAGTACAAACTTTGATTGACTTCATACGATCATTCCAGATAGCATATGCTCTCATGATGTGTACAAGTCTACGTGTAGAGATGACTTCATCAATACCACCGTCCTTGAATGTTCTACGGATAATGTCTGCCCAGTTAGCAAGATTCTCACAGAACTCTTTGTCTTTCTTACCAAGAGTAGCGGCAACCTTTTCAAGAATCTTCATTTCTGTTTTAGGAGTAGGATACTCCTGCTCAAATGTTAGAGCAAATCTCTCAAGGAATGCTTCATTCAATACATTAGTACCGATGAATCTACCATCGTCAGAACCTTTACCTTTTGTGTTAGCAGTAGCGATGATGTTGAAACCTGGAGCAGGTTGTACATATCTACCAATCTTCTTAAGGAAGATACCTTTGCCTTCAAGAATAGATTGTAAGCAAAGAATTTTATTAGACGCAAGGTCAACTTCGTCTAGAAGGAGGACAGCTCCCCTCTCCAAAGCTTCAACCACAGGTCCGTTGTGCCAAACAGTTTCGCCATTAACAAGACGAAACCCACCAATAAGATCATCTTCGTCGGTTTCAATTGTGATGTTTACCCTAATTAGTTCTCTATTTAGAGTTGCACATGCCTGTTCAACGGAGAATGTTTTACCGTTTCCAGACAAACCAGTGATGAATGTAGGATAGAAAATTTTAGATTGAAGAATCTTTTTTACATCAGTAAAGTTACCGAAAGGAACATAGTTTGCATCCTTATCAGGAACTAGATTTTGCTGAATAGCAGGGATAGCAGCAGGTGCTTGGAAAGTCTTCTCAAGTTTTTCTTGGATAGTTAGATTCCACTTACCAATACCTTGCTTGTATTTTTTAAGTCTTTTCTTTACTGTAGCAAGAGAACAATTGAAATGTTCAGACGCCTCAAATAAAGCTTTTGTATTTACCTCAGTACCAACCTTTTCAGAAAGGTAAGTAACTAAGTCTTCGGTTGTAACGGGAACGGGTTCAAAAGGCATCGGATTAATTTGTTTGTATGAATATAGTATAGAGCATGAAGGGGGTAAATCAACCCCCTAGTGGACACTTTCTCAAGTGGTTATGATACATACTCTACGAATGAACTGAGTAGTTTTTTGTTGGTAGATTTGTTACCTAGCATCTTCTTGAATGCTCTAGAAATCTCACCCTTCTTAGCACCAGACTCAACGTTGAATTCAGTTTCTGAAACTAATGAGTTGTTAGAGATAGCATAGAGAGCACTGTATCCTTTAGGATTAGGAATGATTGCAGACTTCTCTTTTCTCCATTGTTTCTGGACTCTAGGATAGTCATCCCAATCTGCATACTTACCAACAAACTGCTGAAGACAACCACCTGGAAGAATACGGAATCCAATAACATTTACAGAAGGATTACGATCACGAACCTGCTGAATGAAAATACTTGTAGCATTATCATAATCAAAACCACTGTAAACACGACCAGTTGTACGGTCACGGAGGATTACACCAAAATCAACACGACGTGAAACAATTCTGGTTTCATCTGCATGTTCATCATAGATCTCTTGACCGTATGAACTAGAGCATGCTTCGCCGTCAGATAGAACACATACATTTACTTTCTGTAAATCATTCTGTTTTTTGAAATCAGGGATGATGTAATTTAACATTACGATTGCTTCATTCAAAGGAGTACCAGATAGACCAATACCAAAAGTTGAACCATATCCTGTATTGTGTCTGTAGACAGATGCTTCACGGAAAAGATTTCTGCACTGCATCTCATACTCACGAGAGTTAGAACGAGATGAAACAAAATTCATTAAGTGAAAAGTATTTTCATCAATATAGATTTCATTCTTCTTAACATTTTCATGACGAGAAGAATAGTAACTGTAACGATAATCATTCCAATCTTTATTCTCAGTACTATTTTCCATTGCTCTCTGAGCGGCATACCATTCATTAGTAAACGCATAGACTTCAAATGGAATTTGAACTTTCTTACAGAATGCAGTAAGATTTAAAACTTGCTTTACTGTAGCAAGTAACTCACTAGACATAGAACCAGACCAATCAAGAATGAAAAGTAAACCATGGTTCTTACCATCAGGAAGGATTGTTACTTTTTTGAAAAGGTCTTCGTTGTATCTGTAAGTATGTAACTTTGCAGTATCAAGAACACCAGTTTTAGATTGACCTGCACGAGCATATGCATCAGCAGATTTTTTACACTCAAACTCTTTTACAAGATAGTTAACTTCTTTTTGAGATTGCTTTTTGAATAGTTGATATCTAGCATCTACTTCTAGATATCTCTCAGGATCTTCTGCATTCTCATTGATCCAACCATGAAGTACTTTCCAATCAACTACGTGATTATCTACATCAACTTTCTGAGGAATCTCAACATAGACTGGATCTCTTCTTTGACCTCTTGAAGATAGTTCCTCTGTTGCATTATCAAAAGAACGTTGAGTTTTAGATTCTTCAAGTGAATTCTCAGGTTCAGTTAGATTACCATCTTCATCATACATATCATCTCTTACATCTTCTAGTTCTGTTCCTGATGATTTTGATTGATTAGGAGCAGATGATGCACCACCACCTCTAGATGATGAACTACTTGATACAGTTGGTTGATCTTCGTCGCTAGACTTAGACTCTCCTGCTTTATCAGATGAAGATGAAGATGCATTTTTAGATTGTCCACCAGTATTATTTTTAGGTTGAAACTGTTCAGCATCTTCTTCTGCAGGTACTTCCATAGTTGCCTGCTCTTCCTGTTGTTGCTTACTGA